TCTTCTAAGCTTAGAAACTATAAATTTGACTATAATCAAAATATCTGTATATTTACTGGGCACGAAACGACAGGAGTCCCAGGAGATATTATTCACGTCTCCGACTGCGTTGAGATTGAAATGCCAGGCCCGGGATTTTGTCTAAATACTGCTCAGGCAGCAAATATCGTGCTTTATGAAGCAACAAAACAATATTTGGAGAGATAATTGAAAAAGGAAGCGATCAATCATCCCAAGCATTACGGGGGTGAAGGAAATCCATATGAGGCGATCAAAGTAATCGAAGCATGGGATTTGAATTTTAGTCTAGGAAATGTTTTAAAATACATGAGTCGAGCAGGTAAAAAGTCTGATAATCCGTTAGAAGATCTTAAAAAAGCTGCTTGGTATCTTAATAGAGAAATAGAAAGAATTCAGGAGGCATCAAAGTATGATTTTAAGTAGCCTCTTTGTAATTTTTGTCTTTGGATTTGACCAACCAAAACCTCCTACAGGATGTGTGATTGATAGATGTGACAAGGAAGTTTGTGTCGTTGAAACTCCTGAAGGCTGGGTTGAAGTTGATAAAAAACATGATTATTTCGAAGGAAAAGAAATAACATGCCCGTTGTGGCTAATCGAGCCCACCTAAAAACAAGGAGAGTGAAGCATGACAAAAGCAGAAATTGCTAGACTTCTCGCAATGATTGCACATGAAGATGGAGATCCGGATACTTTTAACTTTGTTTTGAATAGAATTTTTGGAGCATTTCAAGGAAGAGATGCGAGCAAGTGGTATAACTGTGCTCATTGTGATGCAGGTTATTCAGATCAAGAATGTACGTGCGGGAATGCTTAAGTCCAATTTAGGAGGATACATGCGTCCAGCATTTAAAAAAAAGAAATATCGTCACCCATCAAAGAAAAGAAAGATGAAGAAGCGAATTGTTGGAATAAGGAGAACGAAGAATGAGCTACTTTTTTGTTGATGTAGAAGCAGACGGACCTTGCCCGGGAATCTATTCAATGATCAGTTTCGGTGCAGTCAAGTTTGACGATAACCTTCAGACAACTTTTTATGGAAAGACGAGGCCGATTACAAATAATTACAAGTTAGAAGCTCTCCAGATTTCATGTCCGGATAGAGCAACTCATATCGGATACGACAATCCGTTTACAGTGATGAAAGCTTTTAATCAGTGGGTTCTTGATAACAATACCGGTTCTCGTCCTATTTTCATGTCTGATAATCCTGCATTTGACTGGCAGTGGATTAACTATTATTTTCATCTGACAGTCGGAAGCAATCCCTTTGGGTACTCAGCACGCCGAATCGGAGATGTCTATTGCGGAGCAATGGGGAATATGCGTGCGAAATGGAAACATCTTCGTAAAACACCTCACGATCACAATCCTGTTAATGATGCGAAGGGCAATGCTGAAGCTTTTCGAGTCATGCAGGATCTTATGAGAGAAGTTAAAGAACTTCGAAAAAACAACATGTAAATATTTGTGTGTAAATTTTATAACACTAAAGTAAAATATAGTTGTACTTTCATGAACTAAGGAATTATGTCTGATTTACTCAAATACAAAAAGCTGACTGACATCGAGCATGTTTTGCTCCGGCCAGGAATGTACGTGGGTTCTATCAAGCATAGGACTGACGATATTTCTATTTATGATGAAGGCAGATTTAAGACGGAAAGCATTACTTACAATCCTGCTTTTCTAAAGATTTTTGATGAGATTGTATCCAACTCTGTCGACGAACATCGCCGGCATCCTAAAAAACTAAATGAGCTCAACGTCTTAGTTAATCCTGACAAAGGTGCAATTCTGGTAAAAGACAATGGCGGAATTATTGTTGATAAGCATCCGGAACACAACGAGTGGATTCCAGAGCTTATTTTCAGTAATCTTAAAGCCGGGTCAAACTTTGACGATTCTGAAGAGCGTCTAGTTGCTGGGACAAATGGTGTGGGTTCGACGCTTACAAATATCTTTTCAAGAGTATTTCGTGTAAAGACTTGTGACGGTAAGAAAGAATTCTCTCAAAAGTTTGTCGACAATATGACAGACCGAGAAGAACCAGAAGTTGTAAAGGCAAAGTCTCGCAAGGGATACACAGAAATTGCTTTTATGCCTGACTTTGAACGTTTCGAGATGGAGACAATTGACGAAGACCACATGATGATGCTTCAAAAGCGTGTCATCGATCTTGCTGCTTGTAATCCTAAACTGAAAGTAACATTCAATAATGAAGATCACTCTTTTAAATCTTTTGAAGAGTATTGCAAACTCTATGCAGAAGACGTCATCTATGTCGAAGGCGACCGTTGGAAGATTGGAATCGCTCCTTCAAATGGTTCTATGCAGCAAGTAAGTTTTGTCAACTCAGTCGAAACTTCAGACGGCGGAACACATGTCGATTACATTGCCAACCAGATTGTAGTTCACTTACGAGAACTGATTAAGAAGAAGCATAAAATCGACGTAAGACCTCAAGAAATCAAGAATCACATGTTCTTGTTTGTTCAGGCCGATATTGTTAATCCTATCTTTTCTTCTCAGACAAAAGAAAAGCTTATTACTGAACATAAGCAGTTTGGTTCGTCTTTTGAGTTTGCTCCTGCAACAATCAAGAAGATTGCAGCTTCCGAAATTGTAGAAAGAATTCTTGACTGGGCGCAACAGAAAGCTATTGCTGAAGAAAAGAAAGAGCTTCGAAAGCTCAACAGGACTTTGGACAAAGCTAAAATTCTTAAGCTGATTGATGCAAAAGCTCGAACACGTCGTCAAGACTGCACTTTGGCAATCTTCGAGGGTGACTCTGCATCTTCTGCTTTCCGAAAGTATCGGAATCCAAAAACACAAGGCGCTTTCCCACTACGAGGAAAGTTTATTAACGTCTCTGGTTTGAGCCCACTAAAAGTTGTTAAGAACAAAGAGGTTACTTCTCTGCTCGGTGCAATCGGTCTTAAACTAGGGGAAGAAGCAAAAAATCTGCGCTATGGAAAAGTGCTCATCTATTCAGATGCTGACCCAGATGGTGATTCAATTGCAGGACTTCTCATCAACTTCTTTGGACGATACTGGCCAGAGATGTTCGAACAAGAAATGATTTGCCGAGTAGTTACTCCAATTGTTGTTGCAAAGAAAGGAAAGCAGAAAAAATCATTCTATACAAATGAAGAATTTGAAGATTGGGTTTCTGATCGCAGCAAAATTAAAGGCTGGGAAATCGAATACAAGAAGGGTCTTGCGGCGCTCGAAGACGAAGAATACAAAGAGATTATTCAAGATCCAAAGATGTTTGTAATTGAGAAAGGTGACCATTTTCATGCAACACTGAATCACTGGTTCTCAAAGAATCCAATGCACAGAAAAATGAAAATTCTTGGTCGCGATCTCAGTGACGAAGAAGTAGATGAAACTAACGATGAAGAGGATGAATAATGGGAAGTAGAATTCCTGCAAAAGGACAGACAAAGTTTGATGAAGTAGTTGTAACTTTCAAAAGAGAGCGAGACGGAACATATACAAAACAGACAAAACGCGTGACACGCGATCGTCAGAGTAGTTCTGTAAAATATTACAAAAAGGATAATCCAATCCTTGAAGATGGACCTTATGTTGCTGTAAAGAACGGAGACGATTATGATGAAATCATGACGTTTGAAGGGATTAACGGTGAAACTGTGACAATGTATTTTAAAAAGCTTGAGGCAGTAGAAAGTGAAACAAGAACTTGATGAAAGGCTAGTAAAGTCTTTTCCTTTGCTCTATTCAGACAGAGGAGGAGACATGCGATCCACGCTGATGTGCTGGGGTTTTGCATGCGGTGATGGATGGTTTCAGATTATTTGGGATCTTAGCGAAAAAATTGAAGCAATTATCGAACAGTATGTAAAAGACAATCCTGATCTAGAATGTAGTCACTGTAATCATATCAAATCAAAACATTTTGGGTCTGCAACAAAAAATCCTGGAAAGTGTTTAGCAATCTTTGCAGATCCTTTTTCCAAAGAAGAACCTCCTGGAAATTATTTGTCATGTTTTTGTGATTCATATAAAGCTTCTTATCCTCGAGCAGCGCAAGTAAAAGAAAAATATGGAGGTCTTAGATTTTATATGACTTTGATAAACGATGAAATTGAATCTTTGATTGCAGATGCTACAGAGCTTTCTTACAAAACGTGCGAATCTTGTGGTAAGCCTGGAGAAGTTAGAAAAGGAAGCTGGATAAGAACAGAATGTGATGAGTGTCATAAAAGTAGAGGATAGATTGACAATATCTTTTGAGGAGTGTAAAGAATGAACAGGGCAGAAAAGTGTTGGAACTGGATGAACAAACACATGTACGTAACAGTATTTGTTCTTTCACTAGTTACAGACTTTTGGGCAAACTGGTATGGCTATGCAATTGTTCATGACTGGATTGTTTTGCAGGCTTTTCTGGGAATGGCTCTTCCCTTTTTGAACCTCCCAAGCGTGTTATTTTTTATTGATAAAAAAGATTTAAACGTTCGTTTAAAGTTGTGTGCGGTCACAGCACTGGCTATGTCAATGGGTTCAACTTTAATGTTGCTAATGGTTCGCGCTGGCATTGGTGTCGGAAAAACTTTATAAGGAGAACGAAGAATGAAAGTCAAATCTATCAAATCTATCTACCTTTCCGAAAAAGAACTCAAAGCCGCGATCTGCAAATGGCTCTACGCTCACGGACGTATTGACTTGGCAAAACACTTGGAAAGCAATCTATGCGAATTTGATTGGTCCCATCAAGATGACGGTGTCTATCTTGCTGTCGATATAGATGGACAGTTTGAGGAGAACAAAAAATGAAACCGCTTCGATGGCAAATTGAAAAATTTGAAACACCTGAATTTTGCCGAGACATGATTCAGCGGGCTGAATCAATAGGCTTTGAAAAAGCCACAATTACAACGCCTGGCGGCCCTGTTCTTAGAATTGAGTATCGCCATAATGATCGTGTAATTTTTGACGACTGGAATCTGGCAGCTAAACTCTTTCAAAAAATTAAGGACGATCCGAGATTGCACAATCCTGGGTGGGAGTGTATTGGTCTTAATGAGCGTTTTAAGATATACAGGTACTCAGGTCCTAATCAGTACTTTGCCTCACATTATGACGGTAGTTTTGAAAGAATTCCTTTTGTTGAACAAAGTTGGGTGACAATGCTTGTATATCTAAATGAAGATTTCGAAGGCGGTCAAACTTCTTTTATTGACGGAGAAGTCGAACCTAAGACAGGATTGGCAGCTTTTATGACACAACACAATTATCTTCATGAAGCTCGCGAAGCGCTAGGCGGTGCAAAATACGTGCTAAGAACTGATGTTATGTATAGGAAGATCGAAGAATGAGCGTTGGTTTTACAGGAACACAATTGGGGATGACAGAGATCCAAAAAAAGGCTGTAAAAAGAGCACTTGAGTTATTTAGAAAAGAAAACGACAAGTTTCATCATGGAGACTGCATAGGCGCTGATAGCGAGGCTCATCAAATCGCAAGAGAGATAGGATACTCTATTGTTCTTCATCCTCCGACAAAATCTTTAAAAAGGGCTTTTTGTAAGGCTGACAAAGAGGAGCAAGCCTTACCCTATCTTGAACGAAACCTTGAAATTGTAAAATCAACTCAAATTCTTTTGGCAACTCCTAAAGGAATGAGCGAAGAAAGAAGGTCGGGAACTTGGAGCACAATCCGTAAGGCAAAAAAGATGGGCAAAAAAGTTATGATTATTTTCCCCAGCGGACAAGTACAGATTCACAAGGAGATCGAAGAATGAAAGTAGGGGATAGGGCGATAATGTCACACCCAGGAAAGAGAGACGGTGAGATTGGCGTCATAAAAGAAATAGATGTTCCAATTAAATCTCACCCTCATGATAATTGTCGTTGTGGGATTCGATTAGAAATTGGTAACGAGTTATGGCTTATTCATAGGAACTGGGTAAAACCCTTAGACAAAGGCTGGAAGGGATGCGAGTTTATCGAAGTAGAGAACACAGACTCGCTGGGAAATAAGATTCGATCGATCTTTGTCCCTAGACCATCTAGCTTTTTTGGCGGATGGGCAAGACATCAATGGCTTAAAAGCTATTTCAAGCAAGAGTGTTCAATTGCCTCGCCAGAGTTTTGGAAAGTTCTCATTGAAAGACATGGCAAACCAAAGATGCTTATTGAAGAAAACGGTGAATTTCGTGAAGAGGAAAGTGAAGAATGAATAAGCTCTACGTCATCGCTGGAGAAAGAAACATTAATGCTGCTCAAATAAATGGTGGTCTTTTTGCTAATGTAGGACAAACCACTAGAACAGTTCAAGAAAGATTAAGTGACAAAGACTACAAACAAAAATCTGCGGGCGGAAAATGGAAGATTATTCTTCAAGACATTCCTTTGGGAGAATTTGAAGACGCTCACATTCACGAGCAGCTTAGGAAAAGAAATGATGTCATATGGGATCCAACTTCATCTAATACTGAAGAATTTCATTTTATCACTGATACTGGGAATGGAAATGAAGTCAAGCGAATCATTGACGAATGTATAGAAAATCTTGAAAGAACACATCCAGTACAATTGGAAAGTCTTACCCAGAAATTAGAAAAGTCAGGAGTGAAAAAAGCAATTGAATTTTCAGAACCTGGTATTTATTGGTTTAAAGTCAATTCTTTCTATGAAAGAATTGACAAAAACAACAGAAAGTATCTTATTGTAAGATTTAACAATGACAAAAAAGGATATCAAGAAGTATTTTGTTGGGCATGGGAAGGGCCTTATCCTAAGATAGGCGCTATTTTTCTTGCTTCTATCAAGAAGGGGAAAATAAGTCTAATGACTTCTTATGGAAGAATGAAACTTATCTATGACGGACATTCAGATTCAACTCCTACAGAAGAATATTTTAAAAATGATAATATATTTTATGACGAGTATATTAGACAAATTGATGCTCTAAATAATGAGATAAAAACATTACGAAAAGCACATACAAATCAAACAAAAAGATTAGAAGAGGTAGAAAAAAGCGAAGCTCTTTTGTTAAACAATCTTAAACTTTCAAAATCTGAGCTAGAGAGCGTCAGAAAAAATAATTTAGGATTTTTTTCAGGAATAATTACAGGAGTATGCTTGTGTGTATGCTTTTTTCTTTTAATGTATAATATAAACAATATTTTTGTGAGCAATAATGCATTTTCTGCAAATACAATAGAAAATGTTGAAGAGCAAACTGCTGAAGTTGATTTTCAAAACGAAGAGATAAAAACACCTGTGTACACGGAAGAAGATGTACGCGTTATTAATGATTTTAGGCTACAGAGAGGCTTGCCTCCTATAAACAT